TGAAGAAACAACAGAAGCGCCCCCTGCTGAAACCTTGCATGTATTAAAGGGTAATTATGTAACAGGTGAATTACCTGATCTTGAAACAGAGGGTAAAATACTTTTTGTAACATTGGCTGCAGATGTTCAGGCTGGTAATATGCGTGATGGTGAAGTAATTACTCCACCAAGGATTGAATGTGAGCTTGTAGGTCATGGTGCAGGTTTTAGGACATATGGCCTTGGATATTGGGTAATTGAAGGCGCTACAACACATTACAATGGTGGTGCTTTTGCAAAATTCAGGAAAATGATAGAAAATAGAGAATTCGGACCGGCCCACCCTGTTAAAGTATTTATTGATTCAAGGCACCAACCTGATGTTGTTAGACAATTTTGTCAGGGATCAAATGATATACACCCAATAATGGGTGAACCAGTAACAACACCTAAAAAATCACATATTAGAGAAGAGCAATTAATAGAGTATATTGATTCTTTTGGTCAACCCCTTAAATCATACAAAATTAATGTAAATCCATTAAAAAGAATAATTTACAACAATCTTCTACTTAGGAAAACTCAAGAGGGTGAATATCTCGATGGACATTGTATGTTTCCCCGGGACTATACCCAAAGATTTTTTGAAATGCTCACTGCTGAACGCATGGTAACAATTATGAAAAACGGTAAAGCTGTTGGTTATAATTTTGAAGCAGGTGGTCGGAGAAATGAGGCTCTTGATATAAGAGGGTATAATTTGGCTGCTGCTGAATTGCATGCATGGATAATATCATCTGCTCTTGGATATGAATCAATAGCCTGGAGAGCGGTGTGGAAATTCTATAGTGATGGTGGAATTTTTGAAAATTTATTTAAATAATGAAATTATAATTTTGTTTTCTGTTGAAAATTATTATTATTAGTGTATGCCATTACATACTTGCGAACATATAATAGACCAAATCAAAGAAGCTGAAATTCAGATTTCTGATCCTACAACTGAGGATGAACTTGATACGTCTCAAAGTAGAAGTAAAATAAAGCGGTCTCCTAATCAGGCAAGGAAATCCCTTGAGTACTGGAAAGATCAGCTGTATTTAGGGTACCCTGCAAAATATAAAGACTGTTTTGGTTCTCAACTCCTTTTAGTAAAATCACATTCTCATTGTCAAAGTAGGTATTAATTGGGTTTACGTAGCTGGTCAAAAAAAAGAGAATGGCAAAAAGCAAGATCAAAAGTAGATAGTGCCGTTACTGTTTTTTCTACTCTTGGACTTGGTTATTCTGTTACATCTGGAATTGTTGGTGATAAATCTGGATTAAATACCAAACAACTTAAGCAACTTAATAGAGCAGCTCAGACTATGGGTGCTCTTAAAGCTGGATATTATAAAGACTCTGTTAAAAAGAACGCTACTGACTTAAAAGCAAAACGTTATGCTCCTATGAAATTTAAGAGCTATGCAAAAATGCAATCAAAAACATTTAAACAGTTGTATTCAAGCTCTCATTTACGCGCTGCTGTAACTTGTATTACAAGAACTTTGTATAATACAAGAATTCAATCGGTTATTGATAGATATGAACTCGGTTTAACTCCTGAAGAGTCTCAAGAATGGGTAAAAAAGACTGAAAGAAAATGGAGAATTGATACAGAGCTTAAAGATTGGGATGAATATTTTGAAAATAATTATGCTCAACAGGCAGACGTTTGTAAAAATTCTTATATCGGGATAGGTGAATTCTTTGCTATTCTGAGGCTATACGGTAAAACTAGTGGCCGTAATACTAATGTATCTGTTCAGGTGATCAGCCCATTCCAGGTAATGACACCTTTTGCAACTACAATTACCGATGGAAATTATATTGATCAGGGGATTGAGTTTGATAGGTTAGGTCAAAAAGTTGCTATTCATATTTGCCCTGGTAGGCAGGGTGAGGAATGGAATAGAATCACTATTTATAATGAGAATGGATTTAAGCAAGTTCTTCATGGCTTCATCCAGAAAGAGCCCGGACAAATCCGTGGTATTCCAGATGCTGCTAAATCTTGGCATGAATTTATGTCTATAGCTGATATGCTTAAGTTTGAAATGGACTCAGCAAAGATAAATGCTACAATTGCCGTGTCTATTTCGGCAGATTCAAACACAACTCCAAGCTCCAGAGCAAATTTAAACGACCTTCAGCAAACACTGAAAAGTGGTGGTGCAAGTTTTGGTGGTGATGCTACTGATGAAGTTTCTAGTTCGTCTGCAGAAGTGAATTATGATATTCGTGAAGTCACTCAAGGAGGCTTCGTGGTTCAAAATTTCCCTCCTGGATATAAGGTGGATTCGCATGATACTAAGCGGCCTAATGTCAGCATCCCTGAATTTATTGAAAAAGACCTTGAATATATCTACACTGCAAATTTTGGGCTATCAGTTGTTCTTGTTAAACAGCGCTTTGATAATGCTTATAATGCATCAAAAGGGGCAATTGACTTAAGTTGGAAACAAGGGATTGAGTATTATCTTAGACAATTTGAATCAGATTTTGATAGACCAATTTGGAACGCCTGGTTATCGGCAAAAGTTGCCACTGGTAAAATTACTGTTTTAGATTGGGGAAATCCTGAAAAGCGTACTGCATGGTCTGGTATGCAGGTAATGGTACCATCAAAACCAAGTCTTAACCCTTTTCAAGAGGCAAAAGCAAGTAGTTTGAGATCTTCAGACGGAACATCAAATAGAGATTTTGAGAGTATTTCATATAATGGTAATACAGCAAGTGAAAACGCAGAGAGGTTATTGATTGAAAATAAAGAACTCGCTGATGCACAGGTTGAAACAGAACAGGATTAATTATGAGTTTAGCTAATTACGATATTTTATTAACACATCCTATTTCGTTACAGAAATACAATAATAAGCGCGTGATGCTGCTCAGAGAAAAAAAGTCTGAATCTTTCTATGAAAGAGTTCAAAAAGATTTTGATGCTGATTTAGATGGTCAGTATAAACGAATGTTTCATATTGATGGTAAAATTGCCACTATGAAAATTCAGGGTGGTATGACTGAAGAGGGTCCCGATTGGATTGATATCTATCTTGGGTATGCCGGTACATCATACGCAAATATAAGGCGTGGTGTTGATGAAGCTATGTCAGCAGGTGTTAAACGTCTTGATATAACCATGAATACACCAGGTGGTGCCATTGATCAGCTTGAGATCACAACAAAGAAGATTGAAGAGGCCGTTGCTTCCGGAATGGAAGTTATTGTATATAATGGCGGTATGATTGCCAGTGCAGGTGTTTGGCTCTCTTCACCTGCAACAAAAATATATACACTTGGTAAAACATCAACACTTGGATCAATTGGCGTTGTTGTTGAGGGATTTGATTTTACTCAATATTATAAGAGTCTCGGAATTGAATCTATCAGTATAACTAATACTGATTCACCAAATAAAAGATATGACTTGACAGCTGATGCTGGAAAGGCTATTTTAAGAAAAGAGCTAGATGGATTGGCTGATTTGTTTTTTGAGCAAGAAGCGTCAAAGAGAAATGTGTCAATCGAATCTATTAAAAACCTTAAAGGTGAAATGATATTAAGCGCCCAGGCAATTTCAATGGGGCTAATGGATGAATCACCTAATAGCGGCCTCACCTCCAAATCTGGAACAGGCGTTAAACCAAAAACATTTTCAAAAACTAAAAATAAATCTAAAACGGAGTCCAAAATGGATGAACAAGAACTAAAGGAAATGCAAGCTGGTATTGCTTCTGCTGTAGCTTCAGCTGTAAATGCCGCTGTTACTCCACTTTCAGAAAAAATTACAGGCATGGAGACAACCATGGCAGCAGATAAAGAAAAAAATGAATCTATTGCAAAAAATAGTGAACTATTTTCACAGTTATCTGCTCAATATCCTGAACAGGCATCATTAATTAGTGAAGAGAAAAAAGCAGGGAAAGATTGTACTGTTGATTTCTCTCTTAAAGTTGCTAAAGCAGACGCTTCAAGAATTAAAGCAGCTGCTGATCTTGCTTCAAATGAAGATAAAAATCCTAAAAAAGTAAAGGCAAAGCCTTCAGGCGAATCGGAAGCTTCAGAACAGAAAAACAAACTTGATGCTATAAACGCAATGGGTTAAGGGGTTATTATGACAACCAATGTAAATTATAATCAGCTGATCGTTGAGCAGACTGATAGAAAGAGCACTCTAAAAAGTGCAACCATTAAAGATGGTGAAGTCCTTGTTGTTGGCCAGCCGGTTATTGGAACAGGTGACCCACTTGTATATGAGCCAATGACTGATGAATTGCAGACTATCAATACTGGTGTGATTCTTGAAGATGTTGATGCATCTGGTGGTGAAGCTCCTGGTCAAGTACTTACTGGTGGAGGTATCTCTATTAATAGCATTAATTTAAGTGCTATGTCGGTGACTGTTGGAAGTATCACAGCAGTTGCTCTTGGAGTTTTAAATGGTGATGGTCTCAGAGTTGTTGATACTATCGGTGCAATTAAACCATGTGAGGAAGCATAATATGAATGATGTAACACCATACCAAACAATGTTTCAAACCATCTTTCAAGGTGAGTTTGATCAGCCTATTTCTTGGGCATTTCTTGCAATGTTCTTGCAGCGTACACCTATTATTGATATGGGTGTTCAAACAACAACTGTTGAATCATTTCTGAATAAGAAATCAGTTGCCCCTCTTGTTTCTCAGCTTTTCCAAGCTTTGGATGAAGATACGAAGTTTATGACTCCTGGTGAGTCAGGATCAAATGAGTATATGTTTGGGCTTGCAGAAGGGAAATATAATGTTTCTGTAGGTAACACAAAAAAGCGTGTACCAGGTGAAACTTATGTTGTAACCGAAGAAAATAAAGACGAAATAATTATGCTCCGCGCTGTTTATTGGATTAACAAACTTGGTAAAGAAGCTTTTTATTCTGTAATGCGTAGACTTGAGTTGCTTGCTATTCAGTCGTTCATGAACGGTGAAATGCCTATTGGTGACACATGGGAAAATCAGGCAAAACTGGTATTCCCTCGTGCAGCAGAACTTAAAAATGCGCCTGTTTCGGCTTTATGGTCTAATGCATCAACTGCTGATCCTTGGTTGGATTATGGTAATCTTCAAAAAGAGATTATTAAACAAGCTGGTTCTGTTGGTGGCTCTGTACAGTGGATTTCTCCAATGTCTGATGTTGCATATACTAATTTGATGAACATTTATACAGAACAGGCAACAGGTGTTGATACTGGTTATTCAGGAACTGTAAAAAATACAAACCTTGACCGTGATATTGCAAGTATGCCTTCAAACCTTCAGTTTTTAATTGATGGTGGGATGCAATATGGTGGCTGGATCAGAAGTAAATTTTCAAGTGCTCCCGTTCATATTTTCACTTATCCTGTTTTTATCGATGATTCAAATGGTGATCCTGTTGAAATATTTGGTGGGAATACTGTGCCTCTTTGTGCATGGAATCCAAACATCTTTCAATCATATTTTGGTTCTGGTAGACACTGGAATTTTAAAAATGAAGTTGAAGAAATGATGGGTCTCGATTCAATTGATGCCGAATTCACTTCTGAAGGTGTTGCAGTTGGGAATACTGGTATGCCAGCAAAAGCTATTATGCATACTCTTCTTCCGATTGGAAACACTGGAGTTGAAGGTTGTGTTGAGATTGCTCCAATTCTTTCAAACAGAATCTGTAACATGATTGGTACTATGGATATAGATACCGTTGCATAATTTAAACTAAGGTAAATATGAATTTTTATATTTTAAAATGTAAAATTAGTAATGCCAATCTGCCGGGAGGCAGTATTGGCTCTGTAAAGAAAAATAGTGTTGTTTCAGAAAAACAGCTTGAGCCAGTTAAACAAAATATTGGTTATTTTCTTGCAAAAAAGATGATGGTTAAATTTGATTCTGAGATTGCAGCAAAAATGGCACTCGAAGAACTGATTAAAGCATCTTCTGAACTTGATAAGCAGGCTGAACTTGATAAGCAGGCTGAACTTGATAAGCAAGCTGAGATTGATAAGCAGGCTGAACTTGATAAGCAAGCTGAGATTGATAAGCAGGCTGAACTTGATAAGCAGGCTGAACTTGATAAGCAAGCTGAACTTGATAAGCAGGCTGAGATTGATAAAAACAAGAATCAGAAGCAGAATAAAAATCAGAAAATTGGTGGAAATAAGAATTAATGGAACCTTCTCGATTAAGCAGAATTACGCAAGGTAAACATGGGGCTCCTTTGGTTTTGATCTCTCGGGATCAGACTGAATATAGCCTTAATTTTGATGGTGGACCATTGAAAGCCTTGTGGAATTCTATTGCTCAATCGCCTGATATTCCAAGGGAAATTTCAGGAGTACAAACCGGTAGATCTAATTTATTTATTGATTTGTACTCTCTTCCTGCTGTATCAGAAGGAAGTGAAACAAGAATAGAACCTAAAAAGGGTTGGCTTGTTCGCGGTAAAGTTAATGCATTTGCTCCTGAAAAAGTATACTCGATTGAAGATATTGCCCCTGATGATCAAATCATGGGTAATTTATATCATCTTGCTGAAAGTGAGTTGGTAACATGAGGATTTATAAATTTCCCCCGGCAATTATTGCGGCCATTAAAAAGGTTATCGATGATACATTACCTGATATAAAGAATAATATTGTTTATTTGGATTATGAACCGGCTGAAAATGAAATTAGTGCACTTCCAGATGAAACAGTTCTTAATGAAGAAACTGAAGAGGAACACCCTGTATATGGAGCTATTTCTGTATATGTAAGAGATACAACTTTTCCATCTGGATCTCAAAATGGAACCTGGAAAGGTTCAAATATAATTGAAATTGATACCTTTGGTTTTTCAAAGGCAGGACATCATGTTGTTGAAGGTAAAACGGTAAACATTTTATCAACAAAAAGAGCAAATTTGATTTCACAATCACTTTTAACGGCTTCTTTTTTGGCAACAACAGATAAATCAACACTCACAAATTCTTTTGGTGTTGTTGATCATGATGAAAAGAAAATTAAAATAGGTGAAAAACTACCTGTAGATACAAAACTGTATTCACAGGGTGATATACAAGAAACAAAAATTGCTATCTGTATCAGAAAATTAAGATTACAGATAGATATTGAAGAAACAACATTGTCTGCAGGGCTCGGTCCGATTCTTGCGGGTTTTAATAAAGAATTAGCGGCTTTTAATATAGGAACAGAAGAGGTTTAGTCATGAATGGAGCAAGCAAAGAAAGAGTATCGACCAGCGAAAAGAAGTTTTTGCCTGAAAGTACTACTCTTCCAAGTAAAGTTGTTGTGTCAGGTAATTATGATCCGGCAAAAACAAGTGTTTTACCAAATGTAATTCAAAGAATTTTGAATGCTGATGATGCAAAAGAGCGATATGGATTAGGTTCAGAGCTTCATCGTATGTTTATTAATTTCGATAAAACAAGTAAAAAAGAGGTAGAAGTATATGCATTTCCTCTTTCACCTGCTGCAGGTGGAACCGCTGCAGTTTTCAGTTTAACTTTTGTAACTGATGCAACTGTTGGTGGTAAGAATAAATTCAGAATTGGTTCATATTTTCTTGATGAAGTAATTACTATGAATGTTGCAGTTGGTGATGACGTTGATTCACAGGCTTCAGCTCTTGCAGATGCAATTACTGCAAAAGGTAGCTTACCATTTTCGGCATCTGCTACTCTTGGTGTTGTTACTGCTACAGCAAAAACATCATCTGAATCAGGTAGTGCTTACAATCTGACTCTTAACCAAAAGAAAGGTGAAAGTGATTTAGCCCCTGGTGGAACCACTGTTGTTATTGCTGAAGACACACCCGGTGTTGGTCAATCAGATTTAACTCCATTATGGACTTTTTTGTCAAGTGAAACCGGTAAATGGTATACACACGTTATAACACCATATGCAGATTCTGATGCTCTTGATGGCGCAGAGCTCGTTTGTGGTAACCCTAATGATAAGTCAGGGTTATATGGTGAAGTTGTTTATAAGCCTTTCAATAGCTATACAGCTGATACTGACGGTGGTGCAGGTGCATTAACCACTGCAATAGCCCTTGGTGATGCCCGTGGTGAAACAGATGCATGTGGTTGCAGATTTGCAGCACCATCAAGCCCTGAAATTCAATTTGAACTTTCATGCTATATGGTTGGTGGAATTGCAAAACAGGCACAAGAAAATGCCGCTCTTGCATACACAAATTTAAAATATCCTGAATTATATGGTCCTATTGATGATGCTGATGATTGGACAAACACATCTGCTAATCGTGATAGCGCTGTAAATTCCGGTATTACACCAATTGCTTTTTTTGGTGAGGCTAATGATAGCCCTGATGCACAGCTTTTTGATGTTTCAGCCTTTTGGCATCCAACATCATCAGAAGCAAATGCTCCATTTAAATTCATTGTTAATCAAAGAAAAGTATGGAATGTTGCAAACTGGATTAAAACATACCAGGAATCAGATGAAATTCAGGACCGTCCAACAGTTGAAGATGTTTCTGCAACTGATTTTGATGTTAATGCTATTGATACTGATGTTGTAAAATCTGATATTCAACTTGGCGCTGAACAATGGTCGACAAAAGCTTGGATTTATACACCTGATTTTACAATTATTAATTGTAAAGTAACAGAGAATTCGGAAAACAGTGATTTATTTGATATTTATGTTCCACTTATTCTAAGCGGAAATTTAAGACAAAAAATATCACAGGTTGATGTAACACGTGATCTTGCAGCAGTTTCTGTTGTAATAGGAGGATAATATGGGTACCGCAGGTTCCATTAAAAAATTATTAATTGCCGGTCTACCATTTGAAGTATCAAGTGATGCTGATGTAGGTGTTGATGTAGGTGGTTTTAGAATTACTGAAACAAAAGATACTTCTGGTAATCCAATATTTATCGTTGATAATATTGCTGGTAAAATTGAAGGTGTTCCGGTCCATGTATTTGGAGAGGATGGTTCTTTTACGGCACTTTTAGGTATTATTGAAACTACTACTAAAAAAGCAGTCAGTTGTGAAATGACTCTTGCTGATGAATCTAAATTGGTTCCAATTGGTGGTGTTCGTATAATGACTGAAGATGGTAAGATGATGACGCGTGAAGGTGTTTACACTATGACACTCGTTTCAAAAACCGGCAAATGGAAAATAACTTCATAATTCAACAGGTAAAAAAATGACAAAACACACATCAGAAACCCCAATAACATTAGAAACCGCTGAAGCTGTAATGCTTCAGATTAAAAAAGCCTTTGGGTTTAATATCTCAGAGGCTCAAATCCGTAAAGTATCAATGCAGGTTGGTGGCATTGATATGGAGACTGAG